CGAGACCAGCGGCATTCGCGTAAGCCGAGAACTCGAAATCGCTGATTGAGTAATCGGTGTTTTTGAACGGGAAGGTCAGCTTGGTTGAAATCGCGGCGGGCAGCGAGAGATTGAACACGTTGCCCTTATAGAGACCGGCCAGCAAGACGCTGAACACGGGCGAAGTACCCATCAACTGATTGCTGATGCTGATTTCGCTGGCGAGGCTTGTGGATTGGTAGGTGTAATTGAATACGAGCGCGACTTCATCGGCGACCGCGAATGTGTATGTGCCGGTCGTATTGTTGACGCTGTAGAAACCCGTCGCTTCAAGGCCGGGGCCGACTTGCACAAGCTGATTACCGCTTGAAGCATAATAGACGCCCTGATCGGCAATGAAGCCGACATGATTCGTGACCTGCTGCGTTGTCGATGCAACGGTATGCGCTTCATTCGAAGTCAGAAGGATGCCGCCTGTGCCAGCGCCGAGAGTACCGCCAAAGAACGCATCATTGACGCCGCGTGCGACGAAATTGGCGATCTTCGCTTTGCCGGTGATCTTGCCTTCGCCGCGTGCCACATCGACGGGAAATTGTAACTGACCGATGAGCATTTTATTGGTGAAATCGAAATCGATTTCGCAATCCTGAATGACGCCGAATTTGACGGGCGTTGCATAAGCAACGTCGGTACGGGTTAAAATCAGATTGCCGACGCCAAATTGGATTTGAATGCTCATGGATTTTCTCCGGTAAGGTTGAGGGAATTTATCACAGCCGCGTGGTTTGCACAATCACTCATGGAACGAGGACTTTTATTTTGAAGAACGCGCCGCCTTGACCGTCGATATAGCCCGGTGCGCGGATGACGTTTCCTTCGCGCCGCGCGTAAGTCACGAGTCCTCCGAGCGTTTGTTGCGTTGGGTTTGTCGGAGGCGGTGCCATAACTGTATCGATTGCATCGAGAAGAGCATTCAGGGGCGTATCTGGCTCGGCATTCGGGTCAAGCCCTACATTTATGTAAAGCGTGATGGCAAAATAAAGCACATTTTTATAGAGCGCTGTGTTGTCGCCGGAATAATTCAGGTCTTCTTCGGTTTGCCCCATGTAGAGGGCGGGCAGCGCGACGGTGTTCGGCCAGATAGCGGGACGGCGCGAGTAGGTCTTAATGGCGCTGCCAACGGTTTGAAGTTGGGCGAAGAGAGCAAGGGCGACCTGTTCGCGCGTGGGGTTTATCATTCTTTGCAAGCCTCAGTGACGGCTTCCTTCATGCCAGCGATAATCTCATCGCGGTTATCAGCGAGGCTTGACCGCAAGAAACTGCGTTCCGGCATCGTGAAGCCGCGAGCGAATTTAGTGAAAATCTCTTTGCCATCGATGAAGAAATGCAGGAATTGCCCGTTAACCGGAACGCGATCCGGAATCTGGCCGCCATATTCATGGATCGCGGCATAATTGCAGCCCGCCGAATAAACCCGTCCGATGATGCTTGAACCGCTGTCTTCGACCTCATTGTGGATGCTGGCTTGCAGATTGCCGCTGATGTGTTTCAGCACTTGCCCCGAAAGCTTTTCGGTGACGACGTAGCTTTGCAGTTTGGCCGCCTGACCTGTGATGAATTGCAGCAATCTTTGATGAATGCGATCCGTCATGCTACCGAAGCGAGCGATGACTTCCTTGTCGCCGACGATATCGACTGTCAGCATTAGCCACCCGCCCAAACCAAGCGATAAACATCCAGCCGCGCCTTGATCGCCGCCGTAAGCGCATCCTTGACCAGATAGCTTGTCGTCGTCTGTCCGCCGAGGCTTTGCGATGCCTGCCCGATGCGGCTTTGATAGCGGTAACGCTCGCCGACGATTTCGATGACGGCCTGTTCGAGGTCATAAGGTACGTAGTTATAGTTTAGAAGCACGGCTTTGCCAGCGTCAGCCGCCGCGAAGGTATAGACCAGCGTTGGCGTGTCGCCGGATAGATTTGGCGGCAAATACTGCCCGACTGTGGGCGTGCCGGACGATATGGCGGTCAATGCGCCGCCAGTCGCGTAGGATACGCCCAAATCCTGCGACAGGCTGCCATAGGGCGCGTTTGGGGCGATGGTGTAGGCCGATGTGGCCGGAATGGTCTGCGCCTCGTTCTGGACGGCATAGCCGTAGGTATAATTAACCAGTATATTATTAACGCCGACCGAGAAGGGGCGTCCAAGGGATACGCCCCCAATCGGCGGCGACTGGCCATAATAACCGTAGGGCGAGGGATAGCCGCCGCCCGAACCATAGACCGAACCGACAAGGCCAAGCATCTGAGGCTTTCCGGCGCTTGATCCGTAAACCTGTTCAAGCGCGTAGCCATAGACCAGTGGCCCGGTGCTGGCGGGAATGACAACGCCATTCAGCGAAAGAGAATTCACGGCAATGACCGGCCAGCAACGCAGCGGCAATTTCGGCGTGTTCTTCCCACTGATCGTCTCGGTAATGGTCGTGAGCCCAAGATCGGCACGCTGCATGTAATTCAAAGCCATGCGCGAGGCTTCGGCGATGAGACGGATCAACAGATTGTTGTCAGTGTCGGTTGACGAGCTGACCCACGAGCGGACGTTGGCGAGGGTTGTGAGATTCATCGTGTCGGTTTCTTCGTTGTTGGTTTCTTTCCTTTAAGCGAACCGCCTTCTTTCAGCACGGCGCAAAAAGAGCATATCAGGACGAGAAATATCAGGACGATGATCGTCATGCGGGGTTTTCCTTGAGATATCTATCAACGGACATTTTCATAACAGCCGGATTTACCTTCGTTTCAAGGGACATCGCAAACCAAGATATACCACGCGCACGCATTTCAATCCATCCCCTGATCTGATCGACACTATATTTGCGCGTTTCCGGTTTTCCTATCCCTCTGCGCGCTTCCGATAATTTGCGTTTCATTTCTTCTGTGCAAGGGGTGCCGCGCCGCTTCAGACCGGTTTGCCGTTTACTTTGTGCTTCACGATTGGCCGGATCGGAAAAAAACTCTTTGAGCTTCTTGCTTATGCGCGCACGCATTTCATCAGTTGGTTTTCTGTGTTTCTGGCCTTCGCTTATTCGTTTCCGATGTTCTTCCGATTTTGATTTTCCTTTGAAACGAGCGGATATTTCCGCACGCATTTCGTCAGTATAAATTCTGATTGGCCCCGCGTCGGCTCGCGGACTTATATTGTAGCCTATGGTGTCGTCATGGCATTTCGTGAGGTCAAGAAATTCCTGTTCCCGCTGCAACAGTTCCTCCTTTCCACAAAGCAAAAGAACGTCCATCACAAAAGAATCTTCGCCGTCACGAATGAAGGCGCGTTGTAAGTGTGGATTTTTGTGATCTCCGCGCCGGAGAGAGCCGAGATGCGCACGAAGTCTCCGACGCATCTGTGCGGCAGAACCGATATAGAATTTTCCGTCGATTTTGTTGGTGATGCGGTAAATGCCGCACGCATCAAAAGGAATGAGTTTCAAACAAGTATTGCGAACATAGGGCATAAAGAATCCTCCGGTTGGTTTCGCGTGAAGCGAACCATACCGGAGGATTTGACATACTTCAATACTATCCTTTAAGCGTTGACGCCATTGCCAATACCGGAAAGGACCGCTACACAAAAAGGCGCATATACGGCAAGCACGTTGCTTGAGTAAACGCCGAACTGCCATTCGCGAGTGAACGGAGCCCAATCGATGGCGTAGTAATCGCGGCGGCAGAGAACTTCCGCAACCGTTGGCGTGTTGTTCTGCTTGAAGTAAGGCGGCAGTGACTCGGCATAAGCCAAGATCGTGCCGGGCGGCAATGTAGGATGCACAATGATCGGAATTTTACGACCGCCGCCGGGGAGGAACGGATTGAAGTAAAATGCCACGGTGCCGGAAGCGACCAATTCATAATGGTCGCCGCTTGCATCATGGTCATAACGCAGCAACGGCGCGGTTGCATTCGACAACACCGCCGTCGTCAGGTTCATAAGTTCCTGAGCGTTAACGTAGATGTAATCGACCGTGACCTTGTAGTTGTTCCACAAGTTCAGCAACAGCGTGTCGATTTCGTTGACGCTGCCCCGACCGGATGGCGTGAAGTATGCGCCAAGCAGGTTGAGGTAGTAGGCATTCGGCGTCGCGAGATTTGCGGCAATCGAATTCTGCATCAGCAAGCCGTTGTAGCCTGTGACCTGCCCGCTGTTTCCGCCTTGCGTGCCGTTATTGAACGAATAATCGGTAGCTGCCAGCGCACTGGAAAGCTGTCCGGTTGTCGTTGGCGTGGTCAGGAATACGTGGCTTGCGGCCAGCGTTGGAACCGTGACGAAGCCTTGCAGATGGAGGACGTTATTCACAGTGCCGGTATAAACCGCCCATGCAAATTCGCCCGCCTTCGGCGTCCAACTCACCACATCCGCTTTATTCAGATGCGCCGATTCAGCCGATACGATGCCGCAACCGCCGTTGACCCACATGGTCTTGTTGTCGGCGGTCGTGATTTCCATCGTCTGCACAACGCCGGTAGCAATCGCGTTCGATGCCTGATTGCGATAGCCTTCATAGCTCAGGCCGACAACAGCAACGTAAATGTCCGTGCCGCCTGTGCCTGTTGGGGTCGAAGCCGTACCGAGAGCAACGTTATAGTTGCCGCCGATGATCGCGTCCTCTTCCTTCACCATCAACTGTTCGAGGCAGAAGAAATGGGCCAGCGCGTTTGCATCTTCGATGCTCTGCGATGCCTCTTCCGCTTCGTAAGTCACGCTTCCGTCATTACCCATCGACACGAAAGGCACAGTCGTCTGGGGAGCCGAGAAACTGAACGGCGCGGCGCGTTGGCCTTCATTGATGAAAGGGACGCCGAGGAAGCCGCCAGCAAGCAACGTGCTTGCGGTGATCGTCTTCCAGTAAGCGGCATTGCCGCCCATTGGCATTTGCTTACGCGGCATTTTGTCGCGGATAGGCGTCAACCAAGGGATGAGGTGCAAAGCGGGAACGTGCAGGTCGTACCATGTCAGGCCGGAGCTAACCGAAAGCGACGACTTTTTCATGTCTTCGCGCGTTGGGAGCGATGCCTTCATGACATCAAGGGCATAATCCGAAATGCCATATTTGCCGAAACGGCCTTGCACGGGCGCGGGCTTGAACAACACGGGCTGTGAAGGATCGGCCTTGCCGCCCTTTTCGAGACCGGCGAAAGGAACCATCGCTTTGCCAGCGACCATGATTGCGCCGTCAGGCAGGCGACCGCCGCGATGACGTTCGCGGACAGCTTCATAACGCTTCTGCAATTCTTCGGGCTGAAGGAAAGCATTTTCTGGATGTGACATGGGTTTTCTCCGTTTGGTTAGGTATAAAACTTGCGGGCTTCTTCCGGTGAAAGCCCGCTGAGGTTGGGGGAATGAGTCTCGGCGGCGCTTTCCGGTTCTTCTTCGCGCTCGTGACCCTTGGTGACGATCATCAGCTTGCCCTTACGCGCAGCCGGTTGATTCTCGACGACTGAAAGCCGTTTCTGAATCTCCGTGAGTTGCGTGGACATGCCGGTGAGTGCTTTGGTGAGGGCGCTGTTTTCAGCGGCCATCTTCATGAATTTTTTGGTGTCCTCGTCGTCGCCGTCATCATCTTTGCCGTCTTTTTCATCGTCTTCGGTTTGAAGTTTCGAACCAAGCGCAACGGCATGATCGGCGATCTTGGACGCTTTCTTGTGGATACTCTCGATATGCTCGTGCATTTCTTCGCCATCTGCCAATGCCTTAAACACCTTTTCGGCTTCCGAGCCCATGCACTTCATGCATTTCTTCATGATGTGCGAAGCGGCTTTGTGGATCGCGTGGACGTGTTCCATGTGATCGGCTGGCATTTCATCTTCCGCCTTTTTGAGGGCGGCGGCGCGGGCGGCGGCAAGGGCTTCCGGTTCTTCCTCTTCGGTATTTTCCATAATTTCCGAAGCGATGAAAGATTTGAGGCGCTCAATAACGGTTTTCAGATCGGCAACCTGCCCGGCCTCGTCTTCGCCGTCTTCCGCTTCATCTTCCTCACGGCTCATCAGATATTCGATGGTTTGCAACGCTTGGATGGCTGTTTCGGCATCCCATGATTCGGATTTCGCCAAAAGCTTTTTAATATCCGGTTTCATGGGTTTTCCTTCGGCATCGGTTGAATCTCGCTTGTCGAGCGCATCAGTGATGCCGTTCAAAAGCCCCTGCACGCCTTCGGTCGTCTTGGCGACAACAGCCTTGGCATCGATCAGCGTATTTTGCTTCTGCGCCTCGGCCTTGGTGCGCCATGTGCTGCCGTCTTTGGCTTTCCAGACCTGTTCAAGTTCGGGCGGGACGATGACGGGCTGCGTGTGAAACTTGCGCATTTCGCTTGAACCATCGGCTTTGACGATTTCGAACGTAGCTGTTTGCAAGCAAGGATTATCAACGTAGGAAATCTCCGAAGGATCGGCGG